GAGTAGTCGCCAAGGTGGGACATGCCTCCAGCTGCCATGCGCTGCTGCCCTGTAGACATGTCCACACCCAAGTCTGACACGCCGCCACGAGCACGCTGCATGTCGTAGACGTTGGCATTGGACATGTTTTCTACGGTGCCGCCATCTGCCAACCGGGTGTATTGCGGTTGGAAGTACATGCGCTCGCCAGTAGATGCCCCGGTATAGCCGGCCTGCGGATCTTCAACTCGACCGGGGCTGTAAGCAAAGCGCATCTGCTCCCGATCTAGTTCGGGCTGGTTGTATTTTGGCTGCTCCAGCAAAACAGGTGCTGCCGCTGCCAAACCGTATTTGGCCAAGTCTTTACCGGGCATCGCCTTGAATCGTTCGGCAAACGTGGAAGGTCTTTGTGCGGCAAATGCGTCTTGTATGGCCGTCTGCTCCGCCGCCGTTGCGGCCCCAAACTCATATGGCGGGTTAGACAATTGGGACATCGCCTGAAGGTGCTCTTGTGCAGAGATTGGAGCTGCCTGCAATGCGCTAGGGCTTATAGCGCCAGCCTGAGCCATTGGAGCCGCTTGTGCCGCAATAGCTTCTTGCATAACCGCTTGCTCAGCCGCCGTTGCCGCCCCAAGGTCATAAGGCGCTCCGGCAAAACTAGTAACGCCCGCCTGTGCCGCAGGAGCTGCTTGCGCCGCAGCAATCTGCGCTGCTTGAGGGTTGGCAACCGTCATGCCGGGACCGGCAAGTCCAGCACCCAGGCCAGCACCGCCGTAAGCACCCAAACCAGCCATGATGCCCTTGCCCAAATCACCCGTACGAGCCGTCTGAAGTGCGCCCACGCCAAGGCCAATAGTCGCAGCGTTACTCAGCCCAGGAATGATCGCGGCACCAGCTGCACCGCCTGTTGCAAACATCAGCCCTGCACCAATAATGGCTGGCAACAGGTTGTCCAAGAACCCCGCCTCAGGCAAACCAGTCTCAGGGTTAATACTTAGAGACCCGCCGTGGGCCATTGCCAGCGCCTGAAGCCCCGCGACTTCGCGTGGGCTCATGTGGATAAGCTGTGTGTCCGGCCCCCGACCACGGGCAGCCATATCTTGGGCAAGAACTTGCAGGCTCATTGGGGCCTCACGAGAAAGGGGTTGATCGAGTCTATCATGGGGGGTTTATTTGATCAATTACCGGCTGATCTCTTCCCAGTCCATAGAACCGAGAACCTGATCACCGTTGGATGCAGCCGTACAGGCCAGCGTCAACTCATAAGCGGTCGGAGTAAAAGGATCGCGCTCAAGCTGCGAGGCAAACAAAGCCTCTTTCAAAATGTCCACGCTGTTTGACCCTTGGTTGGAGCCTTGGAAAAAGCCCGTTGCCAAGATGCGTCCGGTGCCGACAGTAAACGCCGTGCCAGTAATGTTGTACTCAACCCCTGAGTTCGTTCCGGCGCTTACCCAGGTGCCCCCGGTCGTGGTGCCAGACGCCACAACTTCCCATTTGTAATTGGCGTTGTTGGTGATGCCCAAGATTGACACCGCTGTCAGAATAGCGATTGCATCCAGGCGGGTTGTCTTCAATCGAAGAGAGACGACAGGGTAAAACGTACCGGCAGTGGTCAGCGTTTTTGGGCTTGTGATCGTGTTCCCGGCTGATAGCTGTGCGCCGCGCAGTTCATAACCACCCTCAGAGATCACCGTCGAGCACACCTGTTTGAGAGTGCTGGCCCCGGTCGTGGCGGCCACGTTGGTCATCTCGTACCGCAGCGGAAGTGAGGCGGTGGTGATGTAGGTGGTGTTGATCAGGTTGGCATGGTTGAAGTTGTGGCACGGGACAAATGCCCCGTTGATGATGAACCCCGTGCGAACAGTGCCAAGGCCAAGCCACTCGATATCCATGTACAGAATCTGCGCCTTGGAGGAGTCCAGCGTCAGGCCAGAAGGGCCAGTGCCGTCCATCGGGTCTTGGTTCCAATCTGCCTGAGCCACACGGGTGTTGATTGGAGCGCCTGTCACGCTGCTGCGCTCGACCATGTAATTGACTGAGCCTTCACGCTCAAAGTAAATGCCGTTGGCAGCGCCGTAGTAGCCAGCTCGCTGGCGCAGGTTGGCCTTGGCCGTACCAAACACAAAGGTGTTCATCACCAACAGGCTCTTACCCGGCTGGTACGAAAAGACTTTGATGGTCTCGCGGATGATTTGATCCCCGCTGGCCGACCCAACAGTCAAGTCCATCAAGCCTTCGTTGGCGTTAAAGGTTGCTGCTGCGGTGCCGGTAATGCTGTTGACCCACAGGTTGTTGTCCGCGTAGCGGTGGGATGAGTCAAACAGGGTCAGTGGGTTGCTGACCCGCAGCCGCCCAAAAGCATCCGTGTTGGTGCCACCAATTGATACCGGGATTGTTTCCATAGAAGCCACCAATTGACCCAGGATGTTGTCGAGTCGGTTGAAGTACAGACGCAGAACGTCAGCAAACTGATCGTGATACCGCTTCTCGTACTCCGTGGGCGCGGTCGGCAGGCGAGGCGCAACGACTCGGTTGAGTTCAAACTCTGATGTGACGATCAGGGTCATTTAACGCCTTCCGTCAGGACGTACGTCGAGCGACGGGACACCCAACTGCCAGTTGACCCCAAGGCCGTCAGAGCTGACCTTGAACGCCATCTGCCTTCCACGGATGCGCGTGTAAACAATCTGGGTGAACTGCTGCACCGTGTAGTTACGCTGGCCCGTGTAGTCCTGCGTGCTGGTCACTGTCGGCGTGTTGGCCGTGCTGTAGTTGGCACCAGGGTTCTGCCGTGGGCGCAGGGTGAAGGTCACTGCCGGGTTGTTGGCATACGACCCATCGAACGTGATGTCGGGAATCATGCGCCATGCAAAGCCATAGTTGTGGCCATCACCAATGTCAAAGTCGGCAGACTGGATGTAGGACTCAATCGCGCTCGGCGGGTTGGTGCTGCCGTCATCCACACCACTTTCGTGATAGACCAACTGCCCGCCGTAGCCGGTGGCGGTCGGGTGATTTCTCAATGGCGTATCCAGCCATGCGGTGCGCGACAGATTGCCGTACGACCACACACGCTCCAAGTGGTTGTAAATGACGTACCTGTCAACCACTGTTGAACCCGCCGAGCAGTAGAACCACCAGACCTCGTTGTAGCCCTCGTTGGTGCTGGCAAAAAACTGATACTGCTGCGAGAGATTGATGTTACCAAAGATGTATTGACGCAGGGGGCAGTACAAGGTCTCTACCCGACCAGAGTACATGTAGAACTTATCCAGCCCCATCCAATACGTGATGTTGGCTGCGGTGGCCACGGCGTTGGGGCCAGCGATGGAGATGTTGTAGCCCAGAACCTGAAAGCCCCAGATGTACGGCGGGCCAAGGTACTGCATGGAGTAAATGGCGGCGTCAGTCCAGACCAAAATCTCCTGCCGGGTCTGCTGGTGGGCAACGATGCTTGAGCCCGTGGACAGGCGATAGCTGCCAGCCTGATTAGTTGCAGCGGGGGTCCATGTAGCGTAGTCCTCTTGGTCAGACCAACGGATCAGCAGAGGGTCTTGGGTGGCCGAGCCATAGTCATTGCACCCAAAAGAAATCACAAACCGCGAGGCGTCAGACACCGTGACGGCGTTTGAGACCGTTGGGCAGCCGGAGTCCGTCGTGTAAGGTGATGGGCTGGTGGGCGACAGCAGGACTGCGCGGTCGTAGATCAACGGGTTGGCGTTGACCTTCCACAAATACAGCGCCCCGCCACGAGGATTGATGACGAGGTCTTGGCCATAATTCGACTGGCTCCAAAGCCGGAGCTGTGCCAATGCAGCAGACTGCCCCCAGCCCGTTGAAGCATACCCTGGCGTAGTGCCGCCCCAACCACCAGCGCCCCAACCAACAACTACTGTGTCAATCTCTTCGCCGGGGTCGATTTGATAGGCAAAGGTGGCCGCGCCTGTGGTACCAGAAGAAGTAGCGGCGGTGGCAACTGTGATGCTGTAGGTGTCAACTGTCAGGTATGTGATGCGGAACTCTTTGTTCAAGTCCGCTGCCGGGATGCCGTTTACTGGACCCGATACCCCAGAGATGGTCACGAAGTCGTTCGTAATTGCGCCGTGGGCGGTGTCGTTGATGACGACAGTGGTCAGGCCGTTGGTCGTGGTGAAGGCATTGGACGCGATGGTGACGGTCTCGCGCAGCGGGGTGATGTCGTGAAACGCCCCATCAACACCGTTTTGAATATAGTATTTGAGGTTGGTCCCCAGACCAAGCAGGTTGTAGCCAGACAGGGTGATCCAGTTCCACAGCGAACGGCAGACACCCCAGAAAGAACCAGTGGGCGGCATCAAGCCGCTCGATTGCGCTCCATTGTCGCGCTCCCACCCACCAAGCTTCTCAGGGTAGCCCGAGCGAAACCGCACCTTGTCCATCTCAAACCAAGTGCCCTCATTGGCAAGGGTGGTTGACTCTCGATTGACGCCTGGGCGTAGTTGCAGTTTCTGAAGTGGCATGGTCGTCCTACGACAAAAAGAGGGCGCGTTCGTCTTTGCGGCGTTTATCCAGCCCTGGCAGCACTTTACCCCCGCCCTTGTTCCAAAGCAAGAAAGCGTCTGCTGCGCCTTCCCAATCGCCCCGGTTGGCTTTCATGCGGATGCTGCTGCGCTGGAGGTTGCCTAACCCAAAATTAAAGGAAATACTGACCAGAGCGTCAAAGCGGCCTTGACTGCCAACACTGCCGGGCACAAGTCGTAAAACACCACGTTCAAAACTTGCGACATCCGCGTCGAAGAGATCGTTAATTTCCTGCTTGGACCAGACACGGTTGTCCTCCGGTTTCAATGGGTACTCCCTGCGGATCATGGGAATGTCGATCTGGGTCTTCCCTTCTGGCCGCATCATAGGCAGGCGAATCTGTTCTTGGTACAGCACATGGCCATACCCAATAGTCCAGATATGCGCCGGGCACAGGTACGGGCGGTTTCTAAACCCCTCGTACTTATGCATCAAGTCAGCGCCAACCTTACTTAGTTTCACTTCCGGCCCCAGGTGCGCGTCCCAAACCAAAATCCAATAATCCCGCCCAACATGGCCATTTCGTCGGGACTAAAAATAATATCCGAGTACCGCAGCACATCGTCCATACTCTTAATCATTCCAGGGTTTGTGTACAGGTAGTAACACAAAAACAAATTGATCAGCACCAACTCCAGCACGAAAATGTACGTCACCGTCGGGCGCACGGTGCCGACGTAGTTGGCGACCCACTGGCTGGCCCTGTCCAATACCTTTTCATCGTGCTTGAGCGCGGCTTCCGTCATCTGCGCTTCGGTCTGCATCATGACCTGATCGGTGCGGATTTCTTCAATCTTCTGCTGCGCGGCATATCCTTGAGCGGCCAGGGCCAACTCGCGCTCATTCTGCATCCTGGCCAAAGCCAACTCGTGCTTCTGGTCGGCTTTGTTCTGGAAGTACTCAAGCAATTTGGGCAGGCCGGAAATAAGCAGGCCGCCGAGGGTAGAAATAAGGGACAGCATTATCTTTTCTCCATTTTGGCTTCAATGATTGCAATCTTTTGGCGGTTGTACTGGATGTCGTCGCGGTTCTTTTGGATTTCCGCTGACAGGTCTTGACGCAGCCGCTCCCTGGCCAACTCGGCCCCGGTGTTGGTGGCCTGTTTGTTATCTGATGTGACCACCAAACTGATCTTGCTGTTCAAGATCGTGACCTCATGGCTCAGGTTTGACAGCGCCGACATGAGATACACCACGCAACTAAAAAGCAGCGGCAGCAGAGCAAACGCAATTTTTTCAATCAATGCACTCTTTGCGGTTTCTTCAGCCATTTTATTTCCCTTGCGCCGTGGCTTCCACGATGAACCAAACAGTTGCGCCGATCACGACAAATACCACCAATGCGCCAATCAAAATAATGAACAACTCGTCCAACTCCTGCTGCCGTTTTTTTGCGGCTTCTTTCTTACGCCTCGCTGCATGGGCTGCGTCTGCTTCCATCCGCTGCGCCCGAGCCGCAATCCGCATCCAGACATCCATCTTGTTTGCCTGGAAAAACAGCATCTTGATCTGTTCCTCAAACTGCTTGGCCTGTTCAATGGCCATTTCCAGTTCAAGCGCCTTGCCTAACGCGGACCCCTTAAACCCACCCTCTTGCGACTTTTGGACAACCTCGATGGCGTCGGCTTTGGCATCAAAATATTTTCCCAGCACCGGCCCGAGCGAAGTGACATCATCAACCGTCGCGGCAACTTTTTTAACAAGTTCGACCGCTGACGATATGGCAGCAAGAGCGGTGATGGGGTCGATCATGATGCACGTTGGGCCTGTGTTTTATGGGGGCTGCTCATTGTTGATATTTTGCCAGTTGGAGTTCTGGCTGTCATCTATCCCGGCCCATCCAGGGTTCTGACTGCTGATGATGTTGACCCAATCGGCGTTTTGTTCATTGACAATCGTCACCCAGCCCCCCACCCTGAAGCTCTCGGCCAAGACGGCGTTTTCAACAATGGCCACATTAAACGCTGCAGCCACGGTTTGGATGTCGTTGCTGTTGAGGTTCTCAACCACACTGCCCAAGAAGCTGACAGTGAAAGCCTCAACCGACGCCACCCCAAAATTCTCAGTGACGGTGTCCACAAACACGTTAACGATTGTGGCGGCGTCCTCAATCGTTGCACCCTCAGAGACAGCAGCGGCAAACTGCGCGGCAATGACCCGAATGTCGTTCATCGTCACAGCCTCAGATACAGACTGGGCAAACTGAGCGGTGATTGTGGGCGTGTCGTTGAGGGTGCTGGGTTCTGTGATGGCCTGCACAAATGCCGACTGCTGAGTGCTGGCGTCAGCCACCTCCAAAATGTTTTCCGTGCGGGTCTGACCAAACGCAAAGAAGACGTTCTGAGCGTCGGCAAAGTTTGCGTTCTCAGATACCGCCTGGGCAAACTGAGCAGAGATGGCTATGGCATCTGCCGGGTTGGAGTTCTCACTGATGGACTGCAAGAACGTCGAAGCTTGGGCGCTGGCATCGTCGGCTGTAACCGGCTCGTTGATGGTGGCAATAAACAGCGCGTTGCCCGTGATCTCAATGTCGCTCTCGGTGATCGGCTCGGTGATGGATTGCAGGAAAGCGTAGGTCTGATTGCTGGCGTCGGCCAACACAATATCTTCCGACATCGAGACGACAAAAACCTGCCCTGCCAGTGAAGCAAAGGGTGTCTGAGCAAAACTGGCAATCCCGAACATCGAGATTAAGGCATCAGCGCCTTGAGTTCGTCTGGCGTCTGCGCTGCGTCCATTTGGGTCTGGAGCGCGGCGTATTTGTCACGGATTGCCTGACGAGCGGCTTCTGCACCGTCTACCTGACCGGGAATTTGCTTGGCAATGGCGTTGTCGAACGGCTCAAACTCTTTGGCACGGGCAGCGCGACGGGCATCATGGGCGATAGCCTTCGCCTTGGTCATGTTGATCTGGATCATGCGTACTCCCATGCGTTGCGGAACGTGCGATCAGACGGAATGTCAGCGACATCCACGATTTTGTAGGGCTTGCCCTGCGGCACATCTTTGGCCGCGATCTCTTCAATCGTCAGGCCGCACTCGGCAGCAGGCACGATGACGGACACGCCGCCATCGTCGTTGGGGTAAATGATACGTTGGTTCATGATGGCTCCTGATTAACGGAAGACTGAGACACAGACCTGACCAGCGTCAAAAGCTGCGGTATTAGAGAACGCCGTATAAACACGCGCAGATGATGCAGTAATGTTTGATGACGTGTTTGATCTGATGCCGGAATAAGTGGCTTCAAAACTTGTCACGTCCATTCGCTGGCAAGTTACGTTTACTGACGAATTCGCATCCGGCATCGCCGTGGTGAAGTTCACCGTGTAGTCACCCGTACCGTTATCCGTGATGCTCGTCACGTTGCCAGACGCACGAATCGCAACAGTACTTGTGCCGTTAAAGTTCACCCAGGCACGGCAACCGTAGGCTGTGGCAACAGAGCCGTAACCAGAGTTGAACTGGAAGTTCCCGCTGGAGTCGATGCGGGCGCGCTCGGCGCCGTTCGTCCAATACGTCATCGCATCGCTGGCGTGTAAGTAGCGGATCAGGCCAGCATACTGTTGCGCCCCTGTCGTGCCGTCAGCAAACGCGATGGTTGCGGTAGATGCAGAACCGGCATAGATTGTTTGACCCACATCTCCAGAACCCGCACCGACGACTAGGCGATTCCAAGAAGAATCAAAACTGCCCGGCGAACTCGTCCCAATCCCCACGTTACCCGCAGCAGTTACGGTGACATTGGTCGTGCCGTTGTTTTGCAGGGCAAGAATGCCGTCGTTGGCACCAGAGGTCTTCAAACCTGCGGAGCCGGATACGACTCCGTTGTCGCTGTTGATGATTGCGGGCATTTTTTATTCCTCACTCATAAAGGATGTTGATGGAGCCAGCGTCGAAGGTGTCAGTGCCATTAAAACTTGTAATACGCACTCTATCAAGCGACCCGGAAAGAGATAAATTGCCCGCGCCGGTAACACTCCAGCCAGAACGATTAAACAAATGGTCAGAAATCCAAACATTTCCAGAAATATTTGTTATAACCATTCTGCCAATTATGTTTTCTGATGCAGACCCAGATTGAATAACAAAGCCGTTTGTGGTTGAAAAAGAAGTAACTGTATTTGTTGATGTTGCAGAAACACTTACAGATGTATACCCGGAAGTCACAATTGAGCCGGCACCAATTTGAACTAACGTGCCAGAACTGCCGTTCGTACTCACCCCGTTGAACATCACCGTAATCCGCTTCACCCACGACGGGATGCCGGTGAAATCAATCGACGTACCAGACGTCGATGCCTGCGAAGTGCCCGCGACAAGCGGATAAATATTGGTTGCAACCCCGCTGGCTTGAATCGCCCCGGTTGCGCTGATTGCGCCTGCGACATCCAACTTTACTGCTGGTGTGCTCGTCCCAATCCCGAGATTCCCAGACGAATCGAATCGCGCAACTTCAGCACCGCCCTCTGAGAAGCCGATGGTGTCAGCAGCAGGGAAGAAGATGCCGGTGTTTGTATCAGTGCCGCGAATCGCTGGAGTTGCAGCAGAGCCGTCTACATCAGACAGGCCCGTGTCACCATTAAGAATCAGTGTCATGGTTGCTCCTCAATACTTTCCTTCAGAAAACACGTTCACGAAAACCGTGCCGTCTTCCAATGCTTCAATCTCGTGCCACTCGCCACCGATCAAATTGACCGGCTGTGTGCCTTTTGTCATCATCAACTCTTTGCCTTCTTTGCGCACGATGCACGATCCTGCGTGGCACATGGTCAAGTGAGAATAAATGTGCTCGTGACGCGGCAAGCCCTCGCCCTTGTCGGCGTGGTACACGTTCAGTACCGCACCGTCATAGGTCACGCTAAAGCGAGGGGCAACCGTGTTCACAGCGTCTGTGCTCCGGTGGTTGTCGGTTGATTCTCAGGCGGCGGGGGAGGCGGCGCTGGAACCCATGCATCCCACACAGCAACACAATTGAAGGCCCACTGCGGCAGTGCAGTGATGGATTCATTGGGCGGCTTGGGCTGACCCGGCTGGGCGGGATCAAACTCAATTTCCCCGTAGGTGTCATACCACTGCAAGGCATGGCAATTTGCGGGGATGCCGCAGCCAGACAAGTCCAATTCTGGCGCTGTCCACGCTTTCATTACCCCGTCTTTGTAAACGGCCTTGTCAGAAGGAATGATGGTCAATCTCATTGCTTATTCTCCAAAACCATGTTTGCATTTGCCGCCCGCAACAAAACCTGCTGGCTGACCTCGTTGGACTTCACCATCTCGTTGCGGAATGATTCAACTGCTGCGCCGGTTTGACGCTGCTGCTGGCTGTTTTCTATCGTCAAGATCGGAAGCCATGCAATGGCGCATCCCCACTCGTTGATGTCTTGCCCGGTGCTCGGATTCGTGCCTTGAATTTGAATAAACCACGCACACTCAAGCTGCTTGCATGGGTTAAACCCGTTCAAAGGGCAGTTGGATTTGGTTTCGAGCTTCATGCATCAGTCCTTTGTTGCACGAATCACATCCACATATTTGACCGCAAAGCTGGGAATCGTATGGGTGTGAGAACCGCCGCCACCAGTTGCGCCGGTAGAGCCGGGGGCATTTACCGAATACGGCACACATGCGCCGACGTTGGCACTGGAGCCTAATGTTGGAGCGCTATGCGTATGGCTCGGTATCTGCGTGGTTGTCAACGTAGTGGCTCCAGCGGACAACCCAGATGCAAACGCAGTGGTGAAGTCAACCGATCCGCCGGTTGAGGCAGCGCCTGTCACAACCCGAAGGGCAGAGTTGTTGTAGTTGGTCGTGTCCTTTGTCCATCCGGTCGGGGCAGAAGTCTGCCCGAAGAGCATGACCGTGCCAGACGGAAAAGAAGAAACATCCGACGTAAGAGCAATCGTGCCGGTGCTGTCAGGCAGCGTTATCGTCCGGTTATTGTTTGAGTTGGGCGAAGTGATGGTAAATGTGCCGGTCCCGCCAGCATTACCGTCCAAGGCTATTCTGCTCATTTTTACTCCTTACAGGATCAGCCAACGCTGATCGGTTTCAACCGTGATTGTCACACCTGAGTCGATAGTGATCGGACCCACGCTCAAGCCGTTCTCGCCGCTGGCGATGGTGTAACTCACCGATGCCGTCGATTTATTGGTCATGATCGCGCCGCCAGCCTGCGCTCCACCAATCCCGCCCCACTGACCCGCAGCGTAACCCTCAAACGAACCCAGGCTGGTGTTGTAGCGGATCATGCCGTTTGCCGGTGTCCCGCTGCGCTGGCCTGTTGTTCCTGCGGGCAGCTTGACCTGACCCGTGCCGCTGAAAGTGCCGTCGCCCGTCGAGGTCAAAGTCCCCGTGGTCAGGGTAGTCGCGTTAAGGGTGGTGCCCGTCAGCGTTGCGGCAGTCAGGTCATTGATGTAGTCAAACTGGTAACCAACGTCCGTGCCGTTGTTGTAGACCAAAACCGTTTTGCCGTTCGGGATGGTCACGCCAACCCCGGCCACGATGACCCGGATGCTCTGGCTTCCGGTGGTAGCGTTCTTGACGATGTACGTCTTGTTGATGGCCGGGACAATCAGGTCCCGCGTAGCCGTCAGGCTGACGCCCGATGTGACGTTCAAGAACAGCGCCCTGGCATCCTGCGCCGCGTTTGTATCCGTCAGCGTGAGGGTCTTGTTGGCATCGCTGGCAAACGTAACTGTTACCCGGCCAACGATGGCCTGCTCCAGCGCCGTGCCAAAGTTGGTGTTGGTCGTCGTGCCCCAAGTGCCAACCTGCTCACCCGTGCCGATGAGTTCTATTTTTAGGTTGGATGAAAAGGTGGATGGCATGGCGTTTTCCTCAAATCATATGATTACACAACCAGCCATCTTTGACCAGATGCAACTGTAACTGTGACGCCGCTGTTCACAGTAATTGGGCCGACAGATTGCCCGTTTGTGCCAGTGGCGATAGTGTAGTTTGCAGAGACGGTGGTGCCGTTGACCACGATGCCGTTGCTCGACACCATAACAGATGATTTCAACTCCCCACTACTTGGTGTGTACAGCAGTTTGGCGTTGCTGGTGTAAAGGGTCGTCGGGGTCCCGCTGGTTGCATTGGCAAACAGAGGGTATACGGCGGTGGCTGTGCCAATATCATTGGACAGAGACGCCGGGGCGCTGACGGTCCCCCACGAAGTATCCGTTCCGTTTGTAGTCAGGTATTTGCCGGACTGCGACGATTGGCTTGGGGCCAGTGCGTTAAACGCCGTGTTTGCCGTTGTCTGACCTGTACCGCCTGCCGCAATAGGCAAAGTTCCAGCGGTCAGAGTCGATGACCCGGTGGAATACAGCGCGTTATTGGCTCCGGTGAAAGTGGTCAGGCCGGTGCCGCCGTACCCTGGTTGGATCGTGCCACCTTGCCAAGTACCACCGGAGATGACCGCAGAGCCAAGATTGAATGCGTTGGTGCCAAACGTCACGCCTTCTGGCAGATAGGCATGAAGGTCCCAAGTGCCGCCCGTCGTTCCGTTGTTCGTCAAAAACACCGCGCCTGCACCACCCGAGGCAATCGTACCAATCGTGGCACTGGCGTAGTCCGTGATGGTCAGGTTGCCCGTGGCTATGTTGTTGAACACAAACGCCACACCCGTTGTCAGTGTGGTGGCATCAGGCAATGCGTAGGTCTGTCCACCCGTCCCAACAAGAGTGTGGATGTAGCTGGAAGCCGCCGTTAAAGCCGTTGTCCCGCCAGCCGCAGTGGTAGTGGTGTTGGC